ACATAATGAATTTATGCCGGTACATCACTTTGGAATACGATCAGCATTCGCGCGATTTGGGCGCGATCGTTGAAAAACTTAATCAAACACACCAAGTAAAGGTTGTGGGAAAGGCCGGCGGAATGATTTTCGCCAAGAGGTATTAAGATGGCAAAGCAAGAAGAAAAGTTTGATATTGTACGGTATATCCGCGGCAGCAATGCGATCGAAGGCATCTTTGATGAAGCCGAAGTATCGCAATCGTTGCACGCATGGGAATATCTGATGGGCATTGGCGATATGCTAACGCACGCCGATATTTGCAAGGTTCAAAAGATCATCACGCTTAACCAACAGAATTTGCAGCCGAATCAACGCGGCTATTATCGCAACGTAAGCAGTACGAATGTGAGCGTTGGCGGCCGGCACGCGCCGGATCATTCATTGGTTGAAAGCCTGATGCAAGGTTGGTTGGCCGATGTGCCGAAGATGCAACCGCTTATAGGCCACGTACGCTTTGAAAGCATCCATCCGTTCGTTGATGGCAATGGCCGCACCGGCCGCATGATCTATTGGTTTATTTGCTTGATCAATGGCAAAACACCAAAATATTACGGCTTGGATCGCGATCCGGATATGACAGAGCAGCAAAACCGCGAATGGTATTACAGATTGTTCGATAACAAGCGCGTGATTGAACTTTCAAACAATAATTGGGGAATTAATTTCACCGGCGAAGTGAAGAAGGATAAAAAATAATGCGTATTGGATTATTGGCCTATTCAACCGATACAGGTTTGGGGAATCAAACATACGAATTTTACAAGCACATGAAGCCGGCCAAAACGTTGTTGGTTGATCTTTCAAGCTTGAACGGCATGGAAACGCACCACGATCGCTTTCCTGATGCGCAGATCGTGCAGGGCATTCCGGATTGCAATGCGATGCAATGGCTTGTTGAGGGCGTTGATTTAATCTTCGTATGCGAAACGCCATTGAATTATTGCTTGATGGAAAAGGCGAAGGCCGCCGGCGTGCCGGTTGTGTTGCAATACAATTACGAATTCTTGGATTATTTGCAGCGGCCGAACTTGATACCGCCGGCCGTGCTTGCCGCGCCGAGTTGGTGGAATAAAGAAGATGTGATTGCACGCAATATCGCGCCGGTTGTTGATCTAACAGTGCCGGTAAACGATGAACGTATCAGGCCACGCGAAATAACCGTATGTCGCAAAATGATGCACATCGCCGGAAAGCAAGCGCACATGGATCGAAACGGCACTTTGGCATTCATTCAGGCGGCCGAAAAGTGCGGCAACAAATTCCAATACGTTATTTACGCGCAGCAGCTTGACGAACGCACGCGCCGCGCTATTGAGCGCGCAAGCGTTGATATTCAGTTGATCGAGAATATTGAAAACTATGAAGATATGTACGCCGAAGGCGATGTGCTTGTTTTGCCGCGCCGATATGGCGGTTTGTGCTTGCCGATGAACGAAGCGTTGGCGGCCGGCATTCCGGTAATCATGCCGGATATATCACCAAACGATCAGCGATTGCCGAAGCAATGGTTGGTAAAGGCCAACAAGGCCGATCAATTCATGGCGCGTACGATGATCGATGTTTATTCAGTTGATCCGAACTTCTTGGCATTCAAGATGTGCGAATTCGCCGATGAAACATTTATGCGTTGGAGTAATCAAGAAGCCATTGAGCTTGGAAAGGGTATTTCATGGAAACAACAAAAGCCGATATACGATCAAACCTTCGAAATGATCAAAGCGCAAGCATAGAAATATTTATGCCGATCACGCGTGCATGGCGCGTGGATGCCATTGCGCAGATGATGGCGAATCTTGATACAACCGGCTATAAATGCACGATGCTTGTGTGCATCGATAGCACCGAAATAACCGAACATTACGTGCGTAACGCCTTTGAAAAATGGGAAGTGCCATTCAATTACCGGATCATTCACACCGGCGCGCAGCCGGCCGGTGAAGTGCGTATGGCCACACGCCGCGATCATATCCGCGATATGCTTAACTTTTCGAAAGGCCACATCCGCGAAGATTCCGATATGGTATTCATGGTTGAAGATGATACCGATATTACGGCATCGGCATTGCGTGATCTGATGAGCAATTTTGCGCATCTTGAAACGGCCGGCATCAAAGTTGGCTTGATTGAGGGCGTACAGGTTGGCCGCCACGGTTATCGAATGATCGGCGCGTGGCGTTGCAACGATCTTGAAAATCCAACGGTGATGGAAACAATACCGTTTACGCGCAAATATTTGCTTGAAAAGATCGATGGCGGCGGCCTTTATTGCTTCGTAACGCCAACACACCTTTTCAAAAGCCATGAATTTTATTGGCACGATGAATGCTTTGCACCGGATGTAACGTACGGCATTGAACTTCGGAAGCAGGGGTACGAAAACTTTATTGATTGGAGTGTTACCGCCGGCCATGTTCAACGCGATTTCGCCGTGCTAGTGCCAAACGAAAATTGCGTGGTTGTTCGCTATGAAAAGCAGCCGGAAGGGCATTGGTTATTAGTTAATCAGGGGAAAGGGGGTATATCGTGAAAGCACCGCAAGGAACGATCAACGTTGATTTGAAGGTATCACGGCCAATCGGCACAGGTTGGCGAATGTGGATAGCCGGCAAGCTTATACGCGCCGCGGAATTGGTTGCCAAGCAAAAATTAAAGTTCAGCATTGGCACAAGCACATCGCAGCCGGAAACGGCCGATTCGATCTTACGGAAAGCCGGCAAGAAGTAAATGTTTGCCAATACGCGCTTAACATCCGATCAGTGGCACGAATATTTGAACAATACGAACAAATATCACGTGATCATTATCGAACATCCGGCCGGTTGGAATCCGCACAACTTCGAATTCGAATGGTACAAAGAGAAGATCACGAAAGAAGAATTTTTGGAACGGTTGAGCCGATCGGCGCGCCGAAGTGAACGTAAAGCAGATTTGAAAAAGAAAGGTATTACGGACTATTCATATCATCCGTGAAAGGGGTAAACATTATGGCAGATTGGGATAACAAGAAGGAAATCAGTTTACGCACGCGCATCGCACTGAAATTGCTTTTAATGGCCATTAAGATCGTTGAACCGTATCAATTCGGCCATCAATTCGAAGCGGATTACAAAGATTTGAACGCCATGATCGATGGCGATGGAAAGGCAGCCAAGAAATGACGAACAAACAGTGGTACATCGTATTCCTGAAAAACAAATACGGCTTGAACCGGTATATGATCGAACATTACCTTTTGCCGGATTTCGAAAACCGAAGCGAGTTGATCCAATGGCAGAATGAAATGCGCATCTATTTCCGCGAACGCACAGGCATTCAGGGCGGCCAAATCGTTGCCATTGAGCCAAGCGAAATAATCAGCGTGTACGAATTCAGAAAGGAAGATGGGTATGAAGGTTGAGAAAATTGAAGTACCAATATTCAAGGCAGAAATAAATTTTATCCATCACAGAGGATGGGGCGCAGTTACAAGCGAATTATTGAAGCGTTATCCGGATGGTTGGATTCCATACGAATACGGCGAACAAATAAAGCTTGAATATTCAATGGGTAGCACCGGCCGCGTATTTGTGGCATCAGATCGAAAAGGTGAAGATGTTTCATTTTGGTTTTGGGCAAAAGAACCGGAAGGGCAAGGCGATGCAGATATGGGGTGGCTTGCGCATGAATGTTACCATTTGGCCGTTGAAATATTGCGCAATGCCGGCGTGAAGGAATGTGCGGCAAGCGAAGAAGTTTATGCATACCTGATCGAATTCATTATGCAAAAGATCGTTGGTATCGTTTGGACTTATGAGCAAGAAAAATTGAATCAAAAAGGGGTATAAGGGTATGAACGATCGAACAGCCGAAAAGTATTACATTTTAAGCGCAGTTCTTGAAGTGGATGAACGTGCGATCCATGTTGAGGTTTCGCGCAATGATAGTGAATACGGTACGGAATCTTATTATTGGATTCTTTCATTCGAACATGAAGGCCAAAAGATCAGTGCCGAATCGTTTAACTATTCCGAAGCGGTGCATGAACTATTTGATGCAGCCGAAAAGCTTGGTGTATTAAAAGGTGATTTCATTATCGGATGATCGGGGAATGTCCGAATCCGCGTGCCGATTGTCCGTATGCGGCGCGTGAAGGGTGTTTCAGCGATACGGATCACATTGTACCGAAACGGCTTGCCAAAACCACGTTGGCGGCCGTTTACGTTGAATTACCGGCCAATAAACAACAAATATGCCGGTGGGATCACGAACAGAAAACAGCAAATGGCGATGAACCATTACCAAGCAGGGAATCGATGCGTACGGCCATTGAGATCGCACAGGAACTTGGCCAAATAGCATTGAGCAAACGAAAACGCAAGGCCATTTTCGGCAACGCTAGTGGATAAACGTGTGGAAAGTGTGCAAAAGGTTATACAATTAAGTTATGGGAAACCAAATAAATCCAAATTTTGAGCCGAAGAAGAAAGCGGAATACCGCGCTTATTTGATTTGGAAAAATATGCCGATGAAGTGGCTTGGCATGGGGCGCGAATATCTTGAAAACATGGGCATCCGTAGTGAAGAAGTGCTTATGCTTGCCGGCATCCAAACGCAAAAAGATTTCGCCGATAAATTTGGTTTGAACGAAACCACGCTTGTTGAATGGAACAAACAGAAGATTCCGATCGAATTTCAAGATATAGATTGGCGCAAATGGGCAATGCCATTAACGAAAAACGTTGTGGCCACGCTTTACGATCGAATTACCGGATCAGAAAAAGGCGATGGCGATGCGGCGCGCATTAAGCTTTGGTTGCAAGCCGTTGATGGATATGTTGAAGAACAAAACGTTAATCACGATGTATCACACGCCACATTGCTTGGCGTACGTGAATTGATCGTTGGCCTGAACAAGAAAGCAGAACCATCGAATGAATGAAGCCGGCAAGTTGGTGGAAGGGGTATTGCGGCAAGGCTTTGAACAAGGCGAACGCGAAGTTGCCAAGAAGCTTTGCCGGATGTTTTTTAAGAACGATGATGGCGATCCGTTTGAATTAACCGATGGGCAAGCGGATATATTCGGCATCATCCTTTTTAAGCGGCATCGCCGAAACCAAGTGATCACATCAACGCAGTACGGTAAATCCGAAACGATCGCAATGGCCACGGATTTGCGCGCCATTGTATTTGGCGAAGATTATACGATCTTGGCCGGTGATCAAAACAAAACCGATATTATCATGGGCAAGGCCATCAACCACTTGTTCGATCATCCGGCATTGGAATCGCAGATCGATCCGCTTGGTGTGCCGAAGCTTGAACGATTGAAGCATGAGAAAAGCCGCGAACGCATTACGTTTCGCGATGGTGGATCAATTCGCACACTTACGGCCGATGCACGCAACCGCAAGCGCGTTAAAGAGGTTTTAACAGGGCAAGGCGCACGAAACATCATTGAGGATGAAGCATCGCTTATTCCGGATGATTTGCAGGCGATGGCAATGCGTATGCTTGGTGGTTTCAACGATTCATGGCTTTTGAAGATCGGAAACCCTTTTTACCGCAATCACTTTCACCGTACATGGAAATCAAAAAAGTATTTCCGCTTGTTCATCGATTATATGCAGGCATTGGCCGAAGGCCGATACGGCGAAGATTTTATTGCAGAAATGCGCGAAGAACCGTTTTTCGATATTCTGTACGAATGCAAATTTCCGGCCGATGATCAGGTTGTTACCGGTGGTTATCGCCGATTGTTCAGTGATGAATTAATCGAACAAGCACAGATCACCGAAAAGGAATTCCGCGAACAGTATTGCACCGTTGAGATCGAAGGCACGGAAGGCAAAATCAAAGTGCCGGAAGGTGAAGCGCGGCTTGGTGGTGATATGGCCGGTGGCGGTTCAGACGGTAGCGAATACGTGATGCGTTGGCCATCAGTGATGCGCCACGAAGAAGGCAACAAATCAGATGATACGATGCAGCAAGTGCCGGTATTCAAGCGTTTAATCGGCAAGTACGCAATGCACGCGGCCAATGCGGCCATTGACTATGGCGGATTAGGGCAAGGCGCAGGCGATCGATTGCACGAACTGGATGTGTTCGTTAATAAGGTTATGTTCGGCGGCGGATCACCTGAACCGAAGAAGTACAAAAATAACCGTGCGTATATGTATTTCCAATTCCATAATTGGGTAAAGAACGGCGGTAAAATCGTTGATGGCGCGATCCTTTCGCAGTTGCCGGCCATTTACTACAAATCCGATTCGGCCGATCGATTCCAAATTGAACCGAAAGAAGATTTGAAGAAGCGTTTGAAGGAACTTGGCTTAACCGTAACATCGCCGGATGCGGCGGATGGCGCGGCACTTACGTTCGCAGATAACACGCATTTAATCGGTGAAGATGATTTCGAATTTTTATAGTACAATAAGCATAAAGGAAAAGGCGATAAAATATGGGCAAAATCACACAAGCAATATCACAAGGGATAACAAGATTTTTCGGGAACGCCGGCGATTCATTCACCACATGGGCGGCCAACACATTCGGCAAGTGGAACAAGAAGCGTTTGATGCAGCAATACAAAGGCTTGGTTTATACCCTTGTTAATGCCATTGCCGAAGATTTTGCCAAGTACGAACCGATCTTTTGGAAAGTCGATAATCGCACCGGCCAAAAGAAACAATACATCCATCCATTCGCCAAAGTGCTTGAAAATCCAAATCCATCGCTTTCAAAGTTCGATCTATTGGTGGCAACAGCATCGTTCTTGGAATTAACCGGCGATGCTTTTTGGTATTACGCCGTTGGTGAGCGCAGCCGGCAGCCAAAAGAAATCTATTTGATGCGGCCGGATCGCGTTGAAGTGGTTGTTGATGGCGATACCGGCGAAGTGATGGGGTACAAATTCCGCAATGACGATGGCACAAAGATACCGCTTGAAGTCGATGAAGTTGAGCATATCAAAACATTCAATCCGCTTAACCAATACCGCGGCATGGGTACGCTTGAAGCGGCCATCCTGTACGTTGAGATCGAAAACGATACAAGCGTATTCCAACGCAACTTTATGAAGAACCAAGCAACGCCATCGGGCGTTCTTACGATTTCCGGCAAGATCGAAAAGGAAGCGTTTAACAAACTGAAAACACAGTGGAAAGAGAAGCAAGCCGGATTGGCCAACGTGGGCAAAACGCTATTCATCCGCGAAGCCGATGCCAAATTCACGAAGGTTGGTTTGGGGCTTGACGAACTGGATTTGAAGGCATTGAAGGAATTATCAGAAGGCAAAATATTCAAGATGTTCAGAGTGCCGAAGATCATTCTTGGCGATACAGATCAAAACGGATTAGGCCGCGCGAATGCAGAAGTGGCCGATTACATTTTTGCCAAGCGTACGATCGATCCAAAGCAAACACGGCTTGATGATGCGATCCAAAAGACGTTGAAGCGATCATTCAGTGATGAAAATACCGTTGTTGGCCACGTATCACAGATTCCGGAAGATAAGGCCGCACAGCTTAACGAAGATGATAAATTAACCGGCCGCGTTTACACCGTGAATGAAGTACGTGAACGCAAAGGCTTGCCACGCGTTGATGGCGGCGATAAACTGTACGTTTCATTCAATCAAGTACCTATCGATGAAAGTAACACCGGAAATGATAACGGTTCGAAAAGCGTGAAGCGCGTGATTCGTTTGGCGGCAAGTAAGGATGCCGCCGAAGAAACTTTTTTTAGCCGATTAAATAAGATCGATGGCCGTGCATATCGTTCATCGAAAAAGGCGTACAATGGCATTCTAGCCGCGCAGGAAGCCGCGATAATCGAAAAGTTGAGTGCATACGCGGATAAAGGCGTAACGCGCGCATACGAAGAATTAATGCCGGTTGAAAGCGAAGAAACGAACAAGGCCGTTGAATTACTGTTGCCGATCCTATTATTGGCACTTGCGCAGGGTGGCGAAGCCGCATTGGCATTTCTTGGCGTTGATGAAGCTTTGAACGTATCGCCGGCCACACAACGATTGCTTGAAGATCGTTTACGCCGCGCATTGAAGGAAAACACCAACGCAACGATCGCCAAGCTTCAAAAAACGATTTCCGAAGGCATCGCAGCGAACGAAACCATCGAACAATTAACCGCACGTATCAAAGCCGTTTACGAAAAGGCAATGGGCTATCGATCCGATACACTTACGGATGATCAATCGCACAAGGCCGTAAACAAAGGTTTGCAAGAAGCTTATGCGCAAGCCGGCATCAAACGTAAAGAGTGGCGCGCACTTGGTTCGAATCCATGCAAGTTTTGCAAGGCCATGAACGGTGAGATCATCGAAATGCAATCGAATTACGTGCCAAAGGGCGGCAAGATCGTTGCCGATGATGGTGAAGAATACATTAACGATTACGATGATATTGAAAACGCCAATGCGCATCCGAATTGCCATTGTTGGCTATTTCCGGTAAAGGATTGATCGATGGCCGCGGAACATTGGGTACATTGCAAGGATTGCGGTAAAAAGCTTTTCAAGGTTGCGTTTTGTGATCTTGAAATTAAGTGTAAATGCGGCGCAATCAACATCGTTCGTATATACACCGCTAGTGCTTTATTATTGACAGCAGACGAAGAATCGAATATGATTGAATCGTACAAGCAATCATCAGAGGTAATTGAACCCTGATTGCGAAGTAAACGGCACATAGCCGCGCTTCGTGATCAGGGTATTTTTAATAAGAAAGGGTGAAGGAAACAAAATTATGCAACCGGCAATAGCAGCAGTATTTGATGGATGGGGTATCGAGAAAACGGAAAACGAACAAATCCGTTGCGGTGCGCACATTGAAACGGCAGTACAGGAAATCGAAAAAGATGGCCACACCGAAAAAGTGGCCGTTGAAAGGGCAACCGGCAAGCAACTTGCATACGGTGAATTCGAAACCGTTGTTTCCAACAGTAACGAAGATCGTTATTACGAAAAGATTTTGCTTGAAGGTATTGATTTGAAGCAGATCAAGCGCAATCCAACAGTGCTTTGGGGGCATGATTACCGCGGCTTGCCGATCGGAAAGATCACAAAGATTTGGATCGAAAACAATAACTTGATGGCGCGCATCAAACTTTCCGTTGAAAAGTACGAATTCGCAAAGCAAGTTTATGATCTGATCTTGGATGGCGCGATCAACGCCGTTTCGCTTGGTGGCCAAGTTAAGAAATGGAACGATGATTACAGCGTGATCGAACAACTGGAACTTTACGAAATTTCTGTTGTGCCGGTTGGCGCACACCGCGATGCATTGATCACCGCGAAAACCGTTGGCAAGGAAAAGGCCGCTTCGCTTCGCAAGTCGTTTGCAGATTTCCAAAAAGAAGCAACACTTGACAAATTAAAGCTTATGCCTAATGATGAGATCAAAGCGCACATTGATTCACTTAAAGCACTTACTTCGGCACTGGAACTTGCGTACACCGCAAATTCCGCGGAAACCGAAGAAGGCGAAGAATCCGTAACGCAAAAACGCGTTGTGCGAAAACTCGTATTGGCACGATCGGCAGCCAAAAATGTCGATAAGGGTGCGGAACTCTTAATTGCCGCAATCAACAATAAGTTAAAGGGATAGGAAAGGAAATTTTACTATGCCAAAACCAGATACACAGGTTGAAGAAACCGTGCTTGACGAAGCAGCCGTTAAAGCGATTGCCGATCAAGTAGCAGCCGGCATGGCCGGTTCGATCGCATCAGCAGTTGATGCAGCAGTTGAAAAGAAGCTTGCCGCAAGCGAAAAGACTGTTAAAAAGAATGTTAGCGGTAAAACCAAATCACCAAACGATGATGATGAAGAAGAAGGCGATGAAGATGCGCCGGAATCCGAAGCAGCAAAAGCATCGAAAGAACAACGCCTTGTTCGTGCAGCAATGGCATTGGTACGTGGTGATTCAAGCACGCTTCGTGAGCTTAACCAGTACGCAATGGATCAGCGTACAAAGGCCGGTTATGCGAACACTGATGTAAACGCCGATGGTGGTTACATTGTTGCCGATCCTGAATTCGAAGCAGAAATCGAAAAGCTTGCACCTGAATATGGTGTTGCATTTACGGATGCAGATGTTCGGCCAATCAGCCGCAACAGCGTTAAAACCAACAAGCGTGGTTCGAACGTTACCATGTATGAAACCGGACAGGGTGCAAAGAAAACCGGTACGAAGCTTACAATCGATCAAATCCTTGTTGAGCTTCGCAAGTTCGCCGCAATTGCTATCGCAACCGATGAGCTTGAAGATGATGCCGCAATTGACTTCTGGAACGAAGTTACACAAGGCTTCGCCGAGGAACGCGCACGCATCGCCGATGAACTCGTTTTCACCGATGATGGTGGCAGCCTTTACAACCAAACCGGCGTTGGTAAAGGTCTCTTCGAAACCGCCGGTGTTCACACGTTAAGTGTTGGTTCATCGATCACCGATATTTCATGGGATGATCTGATGGATGCGGAAGCCAAAGTGCCATCACGCGCACAGAAGAACGGCAAGCACTATATGCACCGCACTGTTTGGAACAGCGTTCGCCAAACAAAAGACAGCGGAACAGGCGCATACCTGTTGCCACTGAACGCCGGCTATCAAACGCCGTGGGGTACACCGGTTGTTACCGTTGATGTATTGCCAAGCACCGTTGAAGGCGGATCAAACAATCCGTACACCGTATTCGGTGATCTGAAGCGTGTGAAACTTTACGTGAAGCGTGGTTTGGTTCTTGATCAGTTGAAGGAAGCAACCGTTACGGATGCAGACGGCAACGAAGTCAATCTTGCCGAACAGGATATGACGGCTTTGCGTGCAGTTACGCGAATGGTCGCGCTTGTCAAATTCCCTGAAGCGTTTTGTGTAATCGGAACTGGATCAGTATCCTAATATAAAACGTTAAGTTGAACGGCTAGTGGCCTGAAAAACCACTAGCCACAACAGGAAGGAAAAGGCAAGAAAATGGCGAACGTGCAAAACTTACGAATCGGCGATTGCGATGTGTTTCTTAACGAAATTCATCTTGGCCACACGAAAGGCGGCGTTGAATTCACCTTCGAACGTGAATTTGAAGATTTAACCGTTGATAAGTATGGCAATATGCCGGTTGATATGGCACTTACAGGCAATAACCTGTTGATCAAAGCCTTCTTGGCAGAGATCACCAATGATGTACTGAACGTTGCGATTCCGGAAGGAAAATACGCAACCGGATCAAGCGATGATAAGCTTGGTTTGGGTACGGATAGCGGTTACTTGCTTGCGCAAGATGCCAAACCACTTCGATTGCATCCGCGAAACAAAGCGGCAACAGATTACAGCGAAGATATTTATATCTGGAAAGCCGTATCAGTTGAGAACGTTGAAATGGCATTCAAGATCGATGAACAGCGTGTTATTGAAACTACATTCCGCGCACTTGTCGATGAAAGCCAAGCAAACGGCGAACGACTTGGCCGCATCGGGCCGGCAGCAATTTCTTAATCGAAATTGGATCGCGAATCAGAGGGCAGCAAATGCCCTCTTTTTCGTTTATGGTTAGTGGTATAATCAGAATATGATTGAACAATCGCGCGATGATCGAAACCGAAACCGCAATCGAACCGGTGCAATTACCGAAGAACAGATAACGCACCGCATGATTGTTTCGCCTGATGTGCAGAAAATCCAAAAGCAGTTGAAGGATAAAGATCAAGCAAAGCGAAAGGAACAGAAAAAAGATGGCAAATTACGCAACGCAAAGTGATGTTGAAGGCATATTGGGGCGCAGCTTAACGGCAACCGAAGCATCGGCGTTGCCTTTTTTGTTGAATGCAATCGATCAATGGATTAATGATCAGATCGGCGGCAGTTATGGCGCGCTTGGCGATGATCCGGCAACACGTTATTACGATCCGGAACGCCAAAGCAGCATTATCGATATTGATCCGGTTTTTGTTGATGATACGCATGGCCTTGTGGTTTCCGTGGTTGATGCAAATGAAAACGTGGTGCGTACGCTTGATGTAAGCACGTATGAAGCGCGGCCACGCAATGAGAACGTTAAAACGTACATCCAATTGCGCAATGGCACGAAATGGGCTTCACAATGCAGCGTAGCGGTGGCAAACATTGCCGTTACCGGTTATTTCGGCTTTGGTGGCACTGTACCGGCCGATATTGCGTATCTTGCCGCATACTTGGCAGCCAAATCGATCGGCGCAACAAATTCGCTTTCGCTTAAATCGGAATCGATCGAAGGGTATTCGCGAACGTTCGCAGATAACCAAAAAAGCTTCATGGCCGATTCCGTAGTTTCAAGCACGCTTGGCAAATATACGGATGAGGTGATGATCTAATGCTTGATGGATATTTAGTCGATTCTTGCCAACTTGTAAACGTTACGCGTGATGATTTTGGCCAACAGATTACCGGTGTTACTGAAACGCTTAATTGCCGTTGGCGCGATATTACCGAAGTGCGCCGCGGTGCGAATATGGATACGAACGATGCGCAATCGATGGTATGGTTTGCGGCGGCCGATGTGGCCAAAGTAACCAAAGGCACGATCCTATTTTACGAAGGCCAATATTACCAAGTTGATAAATGCACGAAGGCGCGCCGGCTTGGCGAAACAACCGTTCAATTCGTGAAGTGTGAAGTGAACGTAACCACGATCGGAATATCATAATGGCCGGCGGCGTACGCGTTGAAAGCAAGATTCCGCAATTCCGCATGAGTACCAAGCAGGCGGCCGATTTAATGTTGGCGAAGATGCGCAACGATGCGTTCGTGCTATCCAAAGCGAAAGTACCGGTGAAGGAAGGCGATTTGAGCGCATCAGGCAAGCAGGAACGCCGCAAGATGCTTTCGCACCGTGTTTCGTATGGTGAAACGTTACGTGATCCGTATGCGCCATATCAGGAACGCGGAAGCCGCAAGGATGGATCGCATAAAGTGAAGCGATACACCACGGCCGGCACAGGCAAAGACTTTTTGAAAGATGCCGCAAACAATGTTATAAATAAATCAACGCAATACGCAAAACAAGCATTCGCGAGGGTAAAAACATGATCGATGAAGATGTATCAGTAATTCAGGATATTCAACGCTTTTTGGCGGATTATACAGGCTTCACGAAGGCCGTTGATCTATTTGTTGGCGAGATACCACGCGATACCGATGGCGTTTATATGATCGCCGATCCATCACCTGAACCGGATAAAGAAACCGGCATTATGTACCAAGATATTTCGTTTTGGGCGCGGTACAAAAATGACGGTGAAGGCATCAAGAAGCTTGGCGAAATATACCGGTTCTTCGATCGCCGGCATCACTACACAACCGATCATTATTACGTGCATTTTTCGCACGCAATGGGGCAAGTTGAAGATATGGATCGCGATGCGCAGAATGCAAAGTTGTGGAAATTATCGATAACGTTTATACTTAATTTGAA